ATTGCCTTTTTTGTTTCAACTCTTTTTGTTTTGTTGTTAGCACCAATAAACATTTTATAAAGCATATTTTTTTGTTATTTTATTTTTAACTTCTCAACCTTTTCTGTCTTCTATTATAGCAAATTGACAACCCTAGTCAAGAAAAAGTTATCCCCAGTTTGACAAGTTCTTTTTTCAATGTCATAATAATATCATTTCAATTCTAGAAAAGAATAGAGAACAGCAAGAGAACAAAAACAAAAGAGCAAAAGCAAGAGCAAAAGAAAACAAAAGAGCAAGAGCAAAAGAAAACAGAACAGAAAAGAAAAGAACAACCGAGCCGAGCCACCGAGCCGAGCCGAGAACAAACAAGAGCAAGAGCAAGAGCAGAACAAAAAAACAGAACAAGAGCAAGAGCAACCAAGCAAAGCCATAAAAAAAAAGAGAGCAAACCTAGATATCACTCTTCGCATTCTCTCGCCTACAACTAAAAATCCCAAACTCGCTTCTATTATAATAAATTAATTTTTAATATAATAAATTGCCCCCCATATAGTCTTGACTTCTTTCTATATTATACTATAATAGACTATAAGGATTGTATTAAATATTTTTTAATAATAGTATCTATCCTTGGGTAGGGACATAATATCGGCTAGTTCAATTTTATAAGGATGAATTTATCATCTTCTAAAGCAGAGACAGAACTAGAGTATATTATCCATCCTCCGTAAAATCGGAAATAATTATGTCTCTGCTTAAGAATAGATTAAGCAGGAATAGTTTAGTGGCAAAATAATTCTCTAAATAATATGAAAAAATATTGTTTAAATTGTAAAAAAGAATTTATCCCCACAAGTAGTAACCAAAGATATTGTTCTAAAAAGTGTAGAGATGAGATACTCCATTATAGAAATAGAAAGTATTCTAAAAAATATCGTGAAGAACATACAGAAGAAACAAAAAGATATCGCCAAACTCTTGTAGGTAAGTATTATATAAATAGAGCACTTGCTAAAATAAAGAATCATAAATGGGATTTAACACTTAAAGATTTTGAAACCTTTTGGCAAAAACCTTGTAGTTATTGTGGAGGTAAAATTAAAACTATTGGACTTGATAGAATTGATAGTACTAAAGGATATACAATAGATAATGTGGTCTCCTGTTGTATTATTTGTAATCGTGCCAAAAGCAATTTAAGCCAGAAAGATTTTGTGGCTTACCTTAAAAGAGTAGTAGAATTTAATAAATAGAGTTCGAGTCTCTCTTCCTGTACTTTCATGGGCTGGAATGTTCCAAGGCTGGCGAAGGATACTTGCAATATCCTTGGGCGAGTTCGATTCTCGCTCGGTCCACAACTCTGCCTCTATAATTACTGGGATGGTGAAATTGGTAGCCACGTAAGTTTTAGAAACTTATGCCTTCATTGGCTTGTGGGTTCGACTCCCACTCCCAGTACCAAAGATATAAAAAAATTATAGAATTAAAAATTTTTATTGCTTAGTGCCCAAGTAGCCAAGTAGTAAAGGCGACAGCTTGCAACACTGTTAACATAGGTGCGAATCCTATCTTGGGCTCATCATCAGGGAATGATGTCAATGGTTAACATCCTAGTTTTGGATACTAGGTATTCAGGTTCGAATCCTGATTCCCTGACTTGAGGGGTGATAGTGAAGCAGTATCACGCTGGTCTCATAAGCCAGAGACGTCTGTGCAATTCGGACTCACCCTACTAGTTTGGGGCAGTAGTGTAGAAGTAGCACTAGATCTTGTGACGGTCTCAGCCAAGGTGCAAATCCTTGATGTCCCTAAGGATGCGAGGTAGTCTAATTGGTAAGACTTCAAGCTCTGAACTTGACAATTGAGGTTCGAATCCTTGCCTCGCAATATGCCTTTTTAGTTTAATGGTAAAACAGTAGTCTCTTAAACTATCAATATTGGTTCGATTCCAATAAGAGGCAAATTCTTAATTATAGATGCAGGATCGTTTAATGGTAAAACGATGGATTGTTAATCCATTAATCTAGGTTCGAATCCTAGTCCTGCAGCTAGTTTCAATTTTGGACAATTAGCTCAATTGGTAGAGTATCTGTGTTACATGCAGAATGTTGTAGGTTCGAGTCCTACATTGTCCACTGGGGTAGTAGCTCAACGGTAGAGCACTCGTTTGTCAGGCGAAAGGTTGTGAGTTCAAATCTCATCTGCCCCGCATGCCTCTTTAGCTCAATGGTAGAGCCGTTGTTTTGTAAACATCAGATATTAGTTCGATTCTAATATGAGGCTTATAAAAAAAGACTTGACCTATAATAGATAATACATTATAGTTAATACCGAACCTGGGTGCAACCTAATAATTGTGTCTATTTTTGATTTTATAAAAAAACAAAAGATTGTAAAAACGAAACCAAGTAAAAAGATTTTGGGTATTGGAGATCTTATTAAGGAACTTGGTATTGCTCGTGAGGGAGTAATAACATCATATGATACTGAAGAAAATCCTGATGATCTAGGTCCTGAAACTTATATAGAAATGCAGGGGAATGACGGAGAGGTTCAAGCCATTGTTAGGCTTCTTTCTCTTCCTGTCAAAGCTACCCCATTTCATATTGTTCCTGCCGAAAATGATCATGGCGAAAGAGATTTTATAAATAATGTTTTTACTGCTCCTTATAGCTTAGGTGGTATGACAACACCACTTCCTTTTATTATTGCCGATATGACTAGGGCTGTTTTTGAGGGTTTCCGTCTGTACGAAAAAGTGGCTAGAATTATTCCTGATGGTATATATAAGGGAAAAATTGGTTGGAAAAAATTAGCACCTAGAGATGCTCAAACTATTGCTTTAAAAACAGATGAGCATGGAGGATTTAATGGAGCCACACAAAATGCAACCTTTGGTGGGGAATTAGTAAATGTTGATATCCCTCCTGAAAAATGTATACTCTTTACTTTTCAGAAAGAGAAACATTGGTTGTATGGTGAGTCTATACTTAAGGCTGCTTATTATCATTATGATAAAAAGCATAAACTTTATTATATCGCCCACAAAAAAGCAGAGATTGAATCAACTGGTTTAAAAATTTTAAAAATTGGTCAAACTCTTACTTCTGCTGAAAGAGAGGCGGCGGAAACAACAATTGATACTATTGGAATAAATTCTAGGGTAACACTTCCTCCTGGGGTTGAATTAGAAATAGAAAGAGGAGGTGGAAATTATGATCCATTACCCCTTATTCAACATCACAATTTGATGATGGCTCGTTCAGCATTGATTCAAGCAGTAGATCAAGTAAAATATGCTTACCCTTATGGTAAGGGAACTACTTCTTCTCAATTCTTAGTTTTATCCTTGGAATCAATTATGGCTGAAATGGAAGCTACATTAAATACATATGCCATTGCTCCTCTTATAGATTTGAATTTTAACTCACAGTCTTATCCTCAAATAAAATTCGAAAAAATTTCTGATGCATCTCGACAATTCTTAATGGATGTTTTTAGGATGATTATGAAACAAAAAGATGGGCTTCCAGAAGACTTTGTTGAAGAAGTAATTTATGAAACTGCGAAACAATTAAATTTGAATTGGGCTCTTAAAAAAGAAAAACCAAAGAAAGCAAAGAATGAAAAAGCTCTTATAGCTTTTGAAAAAGGGAAAGTAAAAATGGCAGACAAATTACATATTGATGCTCCTCCAACTCCTAAAAAACTTAAAGAAAAATTATTAAAGGTCGGACCCCAAGAAGAATTAGAAAATAAATGTTTTAAATTGGGTGAAGAATTTGCTTATGTCGGAAAAAAGAAGTAAAAAAGTATGTCCAAAATGTGGGCATAAAAATAAAGCAGAAAATTCACATTGTGAAAAATGTGGATGGCCACTCAATTTTAAAATTCGCAAAGATGACTAAAAAATATTTAGATTCAACAGATATTCCAAGTTTACTTAAATCAGGAAAAACTATTTTGATACCTGGTAGAGTTTTAAACTTGAAAAATGAAATTGTTTTAGGTAAGAGAGCAATTTTAAGTTCAATACTGACAGAAAAGTATTTAGATAGCCCAGTATATCTTATCAAAAAAGGCAAAGCAATTGGGATTGTAATAATTGAACAACCAAAGAAAATATTGGAACAAGAAACGAAAGATTTATGTAAAAAATACAAATTCGATTTATTACCAGAATGGAAAAGTAATTCTTTATATTTATATCCTATAGAAGTTGTATCAAAGTTCTATCCACCTAAATTGATCGAAAAAACAGAGAAAACATGGGTAGATATGGTTACTTTTAAGAATGTAGATTTGAAAAATCCTAAAAACTTAGATAATACAGAATTGTTAGATACCCACGAAAAGTTACATAAAATGTTTCAGACATTCTCTGACCCTACTGGAGGTATATTGGATTATCATATTTCGGTTGCAGATGAGTTAGGAAAGAGAGAAATAGATTTTAGAGAATATGATGATGACTTGGACAAAAAATCAGAAAATATTTCTAAAAATTTTGGTAGAGATTTAGCAAATATAGAGAATACAAAAATGTCGGTTAGGGCTTTTACAAAAAAGGTTGACGATAAGTTAATTGCTGTTGCCTCGACAGAGGAAAAAGATAGAGTAGGTACCATTATTAGGGCAAGCGGATGGCAATTAAAAAATTTCAAGAAAAATCCAGTTTTACCATTTGCTCATAACTACCATGAATTACCTGTTGGTATTATTAAGAATATTAGAGTTGAAAATAAAGAACTTATTTTTGAACCTGTGTTTCATGAAATTACTCAATTATCTAGAGAGGTAAAGCAAATGTATGAAGCTAGTCCCGCAATAATGCGAGCATTCTCAGTTGGATTCATATTATTGAAATTAGATAAGGAAGATCCAAGTATTATTGTTAAACAAGAGTTATTAGAAATTTCAGCAGTTCCTGTTCCAGCTAATGCAAGTGCTTTGTCTAAAATATCAAAATCACTTGACAAAAATAAAGAAAATGAAGTGAATGAATGGATTAAGAAAAATATGGTAAGTGAAAAAAGGGAAACTTATACTTGTGAATGTCTAGATTGTGGCAAAACTGTAAAAAGTGATAAACATTGTAAGGATATTAAATGTCCTAAATGTGGAGGAGAAATGAGAAGAAAAGAGAGACCAGGACCAGGGAGAGAATATAAAAATTCTGGTAAAAAATAATACTTGACCCAATTTTACATTATATGTTAGAATATACTTTAATAGAGTTTAGTTTTCCATTATCTTTAAGTGAGAAGGAAAAAGAAGGAGACCATTTCATATTAGAAGGTTTTGCTGCTGCAAATGATTTTGATTTTCAGAATGACATAATTTCTGATTCTGCTCTACGAAGAGCAGTTAAGAATTTTATTGAGAAAGGTAAAGTTTGCTTGAATCATACTAAAGATGAAATTGGTAAATTACTTGATTGTCACTTTAAGGAAGGGAAAATATGGGTTAAGTTAGAAATAACGGAATCCGAAGTTATAAAAAAAATTAAGTCAGGAGAACTCGATTGCCTTTCGATAAAAGGAAGGGTACACTATAGAACATTCGAACGAGATTTTTTTCCTGAGTCTAGTTTTATTTCAAAGGTCGTTGATGATTTGGATCTTGAAGAAGTATCTTTAGTTCCTCAAGGTGCAAATCCCGAAGCTAAAACAATTCGATGGTATATTAAAAAAGCTGTCGAATTAGCAGAAAAAAATATGTCAAAAAAAATAAAAAAAGAAAAAGTTGAGTTAGAAGAGAAAGAAGAGGAAAAAGTTGAGGAAAAAGAAGAGGAAACTACCGAAGAAAAGGTAGAAGAAAAACCAGAGGAAAAGGTAGAAGAAAAACCTGAAGAAAAGGAGGAAGAAAAGAAAGAAGAACTTTCTGAAGAAGATGAAAAGGAAGAGACAGAAGAGAAAGAAGAAGAGAAAGAAGAGAAAGAAGAGACAGAAGAGAAAGAAGAAGAAGAAGAGAAAGAAGAAACAGAATTATCAGAAGACAAAAAACAATTGGATAAAAAAATTGTTTATCAAGTTATGAACTCTGGTGATGTTAAGATGGAAGAGAAAAAAGACTTATCAGAATTTAAAAAAGAGTTATTGAGAACTGGTAGTTGGAAACATAATGCTAGTAAAGATGGTATGTTGAACGTTACAAAGGATATGTTAAAGACTATTGTAAAAAACTTCAAAGATAAAGTTCTTGATAATGTTTTTGTTCCTTTAGGACATCCTACTAATGATGACCCCTCAAATAATGTTGGCGAAGTTGTTGGTTTAGATATTGAAGATGAAAAATTAATGGCTACAATTGATGTAAAAGATAAATCAATTATTGGTAAGATTAAGAAAGGACTCATTAAAGGAATTTCAGCTAGTCTTGCAGAAAATTATATGAAGAAAGATACAGAAGAGAAAGTTGGACCAACCCTATTTCATGCCGCTCTTGTTAGTGAGCCGTATATTAAGGGGATGGGTTCATTTGCCACAATTCCGTTATCAGAGGAATGGAAAGATAGTGAAGTGATTCAGATAATTAATGTAGAAGAAGTTTTAACATTAGGTGAAATGAGTAAAAGACTCGAAAAAATAGAAAAGAAGTTAGAGTTAAGTGAAGATGAAACTTCTGAAGAGGAAACTAAGAAGGAAACTTCCGAAGAAACCTCAGAGGAAGATGAATCGAAAATCAAAGAGGAGGAAACTCCAGCAGAGGAATCCAAAGAAGAGGAGACTGAGTCTTCCAAAGGTGGCGAAGAAGCCAAAGAGGAAGAGAAGGAAACCGAAACAGAGGAAACCGAAACTGAAGAAACTGAATCCGAGACGGAAGAAGCCAAGGAGGGAGTTGAATTGGCTGAATCCGAAAAAAGGTACGAGGAACTTTTAGGCAAGGGTTTAGTAACTCCTGCTGAAAAAGCACTTCTTATACCGCTGCTCGCTTCAAATACGGAAATTGAGCTATCAGAAGGAAAAAAGGTCGCTTCTGGCAAAGCTCTTTATGAGTATTTGAAGAAACAGTCTCCTAAATTTTCTTTAAGTGAAAATGGAACATCTGAAGAACCTAGTAAAAAGGAGAAAGAAAAAGATGAAATTCCTGAAGAAATAGATAAGCAACTTAAGAAAATGAATTTCAGTGAAAAAGATGATAGAAAAGAAATTTACAAGAATTTCAAAGAGGAAAAAGAAGGAGAAAGAGAATCAACTCCGTTTTAAATTCATTAAAATAAAAAAATGACAGCATTAACAGATACTTTTGAAGCAAAAAGACAAGATGGTCATCTTATCGACTACGAGGTAAAGGCCGCTCAGAACATTTACAAGGGAGCTATTGTTTGTGTCAAACACACAACAGATGGTTATTTATATGCCGCATTAAGTACACAGGCTTCTGATTACCTTTTCGCAGGAATAGCTGCTGAAAATTCTCTTGTAGCTAGTGTAACCACAGACACTCAAGGTCTTAGACGAGCAAGAGTTTTCAGAAATGGTGTTTTTGAGTTAGTTACTTCAGGTGATCTCACACAGGCCGTAGTTGGAGAAAAAGTTTATGCAGAAGATGATAATACAGTAGGAACGACTACTACCCATGCATTGTATGTTGGAATAGTAGTTGAGTATGTAAGTAGTACGAGAGTAAAGGTTGATATTGGCCCAGGAGTTAATGAATACACTTTAACAGCATAAAAATATGTTAGTAAAAACAGACATACCAAAACTTTTAACGGCGGGAATGAGAAAGGAGTTTATGAAAGAGTTCGAAAAAGCTCCAGCAGAATGGGAAAAAATTGCTATCAAAATCAAATCGACAAAATCAGAAGAAGATTATGCTTGGATTGGAGGTGTCCCAGGTTTACACGAATGGAGAGATGAAAGAATTCCAGAGGCATTACTCGAACACAACTATGCCATTAAAAATCTAGATTGGGAAGGTTCAATTGCAGTTAGCAAAAACGCAATTGATGATGAACAGTATAACCAGATTAACTTAAAGGTTAAACAGTTAGCCAATAGAGCAAAGAGATTTTGGGGAAAGATGGTCTTTAGACTTCTCTCCCAAGGAAATCTCTCTACTGGTACTGCAACAGTATTCAATGGAAAGAACATCACCTGTTATGACGGAAATCCATTTTTCTATGGATCACATGAAGAGGGAGAATCTGGTAGTCAGAGTAATAAGGGAACAGTTGCTTTCAGTTTAGATGCTATGCAGACTGCTATGGAGGCAATGATGGCTCTTAAGGACGACAAAGGTGAGGAATTAGAGGTTAGACCTAATTTATTGGTTGTTAACCCAAAGAATATGTTCCTTGCTAGAGAAATCCTAAATAGTACCTATTTTCCTACTCAAACCGCAACGACTACTTTCAAATTAGCAAGCAACGTGATGAAAGGAATTGTTGATTTGTATGTTTCTCCTTTTGTAGATGCCGATGATTGGTTTTTGTTCGATACTACTGGAATCATAAAACCTGTTATCTTACAGGTAAGAAAGGATATTGATTTCCAGAGTTTATTAACTGGTCCAGAAGCATTTATGAGAAAGAAACTCTACTTCGGTGTTGATTGGAGAGGAATGGTTGGATGGGGTCTTTGGCAGTATGCCTATGGCTCAAGTAGTACTTGGTAGTAAATAGTTTCAATAGTTTATAGTTAACAATCCTTAAGTTTTCTACCATAGTCAGAATTAACCTTGCAATATTCGTTGATCTATGGTAGAATGGAGAAGCAAGGATAAAAAAAGATTGGAAGACTTGGCTTCTCCAGGTCTTCTAATCAAAAGAGAGATTCCTATGAAAAAAGAGATTTTATTTCAATACAATAAGGAATACTTTAAAACAATTTCAGATGTTTACGAAAAAACAGCGAAAAAAATGAATAAAGTTCGTTGGGATTTCGTTAAAGAAACAAAACCTAAAATTGTTTTGGACTATGGGGCAGGAGCTAATTTTTTAACCAAATTTGCTCCCAAGGGAATTAAAGTTGATTCTTTTGATATTGGTAATTTTTCAGTAAAATATACTGGGATCAGGCATAAAAAATATGACCTGGTTTTTTTATCTGATGTTTTGGAACATATTCCTGATTTTAGTATTTTAGATGATATATTCAAAATGACTGATTATTTTTATATTTCAACTCCTGTCTTACCTGAAAGTAAAAAACTAAGAGGATGGAAACATTTTAAATTTGAAACAAAGGAGCATTTACATTATTTTACCAAAAGGAGTTTAGATTTATTTTTTGAAGCAAGAGGTTTTAAAAATATAAAATCTGGATATCCCGAAGTAGAATGTGGATTAAGAAAAGATATTTATAGTGCTGTTTATAAAAAAGAAGTAGTTGTTTTTACTAATGGGGTATACGATATTTTACATTCGGGGCATATTCATTCATTAAAGGAAGCAAAAAAATTAGGAGATATTTTAATAGTTGGACTTAATTCTGATAAATCATCAACAAAAATAAAGCGAAAACCAATCAAAGACGAAAAAGAAAGAAAAGAAATATTAGAATCCATCAAATATGTTGATAAGGTTGAAATTTTTGATGAATTAAATCCACTCTTATTAATAAAGAAGATAAGACCAAATATTTTAGTAAAGGGTGGTGATTATAAAAAAGAGGATATTGTCGGATATAAATTTTTGAAAAGTTATGGTGGTCAAACTAAAACAGTTTCATACTTAAAAGGTCATTCAACAACTAATTTAATAAATAAAATAAAATGAAAGTTGCAATTCTTGGAGATAGTTTTGTAGATGAGTATCTATTTGGAGATGTAAATAGAATTTCTCCAGAAGCACCAGTTCCTATTTTAGATGTTAGAAAAAGGGAGCAAAGAGGAGGAGGTGCTATTAATGTTGCTAATAATTTGTATGGCTTGGGAATCGATTTAACACTTTTTACAATTACTAGCATGAAATTGCCTTATAAGGTTATAAGTCCTCAAGGCTGTTCAATTCTAAAAAAAACTAGATATATTGGTAATGGCTCTCAACTTTTAAGGGTTGATGAACCACCTCATTATTTAAAACAAGATTTGAAAAAGATGATTTACCCAAATCCAGATGATTTTGATTTAATTGCTTTTGTTGATTATGATAAGGGAATTGTTACTGGTGGAGAAGGAACAATTGTAGATTCAAAAAAGAAAGACTTATCAGTTTTTAAGGGTACAGAATATTTAAAAATAAATAATAAGGAGTATGCTGAAGCTGAAAATAAAGGTTTTTTTCGAAAGGCTTTTATTACAAAAAATGCAAAGGGAATTGATTATTATGAATATGGAGAGTATAAATTTAATGAGCCAATACAAGCAAAAGAGGTTATAGATATAACTGGTGCTGGAGATACTGTAACAGCAACCTTAATCTTTTGCATAGCTAGAGGAATAACAGAACCAAAAGAAATGATGCGACTTGCTAATAAAGCTGCTGGAATTGTTGTTGGTAAATTAGGTACTTCAATTATAACTTTAAAAGAATTAAATGGATAAAATAAAATTAGTTAAAAAGGCATGGGGCGAGGAACATTGGATAGCAAACCAAGATTATTGTGGCAAACTTTTAATACTTAAGAGGGGTCTTCGTTGTTCTCTCCACTTACACAAAAAAAAAGATGAAGTATTTTATATTTATCGGGGTAAAGTCTTAATGGAAGCTGGAAATAAAAAATGGATAATGAAACAAGGAGATAAACAACATATATTACCAAATACTTTACATAGATTTACTGGTTTGACTGATGCCGAAATTATAGAATTTTCTTCTCATCATGAAGATTCTGATTCTTATAGAAAAGAACCATCAGGGAAAGCCTCTTTAAGAAAAGCTTATGATTATGATGGAGTAGTTAGTAAAAAGATTATACCAGAAGAAGGATCTCCAATAATTACTGGAAGAAGTTGGGAAGAAATTAATGCAATTGATTTCAAGCGTATGAAGAAAAATCCAATTTACTTTAATCCAAAAACACGGTTAGAAAAAGAAAAATTTGCGAAAGAGTGGAAAGTAGAAATGATTAAAAAATTAGAGATAGAAGAATTTTATGAAGACGAACCAGAAATAGTAGTTTATCTTGAAAAAAAATGTCCGAATTGTCATATAATAAAAGTTTAATATGAGAAAATTCAAAGTTAGTTCTAAAACTAAAAAAGGAGTTTTTTATATAGTAGAGGCAAACGAGAATGAAATCGAGTGCAATTGTCCTGCTGGGGAAAGAGGTTTCGAGTGTAATCATAAAAAATTGATTAAAGATTTTATAGATCGTAAATTAATATCTTCAGAACAACTTTTGAGGATTAAGGAAATATGAAAAAAATAATTCTATTTGGTGGTCATGGCTTTATTGGTTCAAATCTAACTAGGGCTCTTCAAAATAAATACAAATTAACCTTATGGGACAAAGATATTTGTAAAGGCATAAATATTAAAAATGATTTTGACTATATTTATCACTTAGCCGCTAATACTGATGCTAGATTTCCTGATGATGTAGAAATGTATAGAAATAATATTTTGAGTTTTTTGGAAGTTCTTAAGTTTGCTCTCAAGGGAAAAGGTAAGTTGATATATACTTCATCTGCTTCGGTTTATGGTTGTAAAAATAATAATATAATAAATGCTTATGCTCATTCTAAGAGATTAGTAGATGAAATTGCTGAAAGATTTTCTAGCAGATTAAAAATAGTTGGCTTGAGACCATTCAATGTTTATGGAGAAGGTGAATTGGGGAAAGGGAAAAATGCTAGTGTAATCACTCAATGGCGAGAACAGATATTAAAAGGAGAAAGACCTACCATTTTTTCAGGTGATTATAAACGAGATTTTATTTATGTAAAAGATGTAGTTAAAGGACTTAAGAAGGCAATGAAGCTAAAAAATGGAATTTATGATTTAGGAACAGGAATAGCAACTGATTTCTTTGATGTTTTTAAAATTGTTACGAAGGTCATGGATGTTTATATTGAACCAAGTGTCATTAAAAATCCTTACATAGGAACTTATCAAGAATATACTAAAGCAAATATCAAGTGGGGTTTTAAACCAGATTATACCGTCGAATCTGGAATCAAAGATTACTTTAAAGATGAAAGAAAATAAAAGAAAAATAGGGATTATCGGTTCTGAAGGTTGTGTTGGTAAACCTCAAGTTTCTTTTTGGAGTTATGGTGAAATTTATTCAGTCTTTCGGTTTGATATTTCTCTAGTTCTAAATTCAAAGGAAGCAATTAATTCTTGTGATCTTGCAGTAATTTGTGTACCTACCCCTGAGAGAGAAGATGGATCTTGTGACACTTCAATTGTTGAAGAGTCAGTTAAATGGATAGAAGCTCCCGTTATTCTCATTAAATCGACAATTCCACCAGGAACTATTGATTTTTTGAGAAAAAAATATCGTAAAAGAATAGTTCATAGTCCAGCATTTCTTCTTGAAACCAAATATGGCAATCCTAATAAATTTTGGAAAGATCCTTTGGCGATTCCATTTGTAATTTTAGGAGGTTATCCTAAGGATAGAAATTATGTTTATAATCTTCTTCTGCCCATTACTGGATCTAAAACTTTTAAATTTATGAGTGCCAAAGATAGTGAGATGGTAAAATATATGAGTAATTCTTTTGGGGCATTGAAAGTTACTTGGGCTACTGAGATAAAAAGAGTTTGTGATGCTTCGGGAGTTAACTTTGGAGAAGTAAGGGAAGCTTGGTCTTTAGATCCTAGTGTAACAAAATCTCATACTCTTGTTTTTCAAGATAAACCTGGTTTTAGCGGAGCTTGCCTTCCAAAAGATAGTAGAGCCTTAGTTCAGTTTGCAGAGAAGGCTGGTTATGCCGCGGAATTAATTAAAGAAGTGTTAAGATTAAATGAAAAATTTAAATCCTAAAATTCTTTGTGTAGTTGGAACTAGATCCGATCTTATAAAGATTGCTTCTTTTTTAAGAGAATTGAAGAAAGATAAGTGGGCAGAAACGATTTTAGTTTTTACTGGTCAACATTATGACTATGAAATGTCTCAGATATTTTTTCAGAATTTGGATATTTCAAAACCCAAATACAATCTTAAAGTAGGATCTGGTTCACATGCTTTTCAAACAGGCAAAATAATTGAAAGGTTAGAACCTATTCTTATAAAAGAAAAACCGAATTTAGTGATTGTAGTCGGTGATGTAAATTCAACTTTAGCTGGAGCTTTAACAGCAACAAAATTACATATTCCAATTGTTCACATTGAGTCGGGATTGAGAAGTTTTGATATGTTAATGCCCGAAGAAATTAATAGGAAACTTACTGATCATATATCTAATTTCCTATTTGCTACAGAACCAAGTGGAGTAAAGAACCTTTTAAGAGAAGGAATTTCAAAAAACAAAATCTTTTTAGTAGGAAATACAGCGATTGATATTTTAAAGGACTTACTACCTAAAATTCGGAAATCTAAAATATTAAAAGAATTGAAACTTAAGGATAAGGATTATGGAGTTTTAACCTTACATCGTCCTGAGAATGTTGATAATCCCGAATTGTTCAAGCAACTTCTAGATATATTAACTAATGTTCAAGAGAAGATAAAAATAATTTTTCCAATTCATCCTAGAACTAAAAAGATACTTGAAAAATTAGAAGGATATAACCTTAGTAATGTGGAAATTATTAAACCTTTAGGGTATCTCGATTTTTTAGCCCTAGTTCTTCATTCCAAATTTGTCTTGACAGACAGTGGTGGCATTCAGGAAGAAACAACATTTTTGAAGATTCCTTGTTTAACTTTACGAAAGAATACTGAACGACCAATTACTATTACCCTAGGATCAAATATTCTTTGTGATAGTAATAAGAAGAAAATATTAAATGAGGTAGATAAGATTTTAAAAGGAAAATATAAAAAATCTAAGATTCCCAAATTTTGGGATGGTAAAACTACTGAAAGAATTATTAAAATTTTAAAGAAATATGTTAAACATAATTGAACTATTATGTATCCTATAAATTATATAGATTGCAAAACTACTTGGGATGAATGGGCAAAAAAACATCCTGAAATAGTAAATAGAAAAAGAAAAGTGGTACTTCGCCAAGGTCAATCTCCTGGTGATGTCTTAACTTTTACGAGAGCAGTAGGAGATTTAAAGGAAAGTTATCCAAATTATGATATAGATGTTAGAAGTCCATGCCCAGAAATTTGGGAGAATAATCCTAACATTACATCCTTAAAAGAAAATGATACTGATGTTGAAGTTTTTAGTATTACTTATGATGAGATAAACCAGAGTGGATGGAATGGATTACATTTTAGCGATGCTTTCCGACATGATTTGGAAAAACAATTAGGTGTTCCAATAAAAAAAACAGGAATAAGACCAGAATTATGGATTTCAGATGAAGAGAAATCTTGGTATGGAAAGCCACATTGTGAATTTGGTTGGGATGGACCTTATTGGGTTTTGAATGCAGGAGCAAAGCCAGACAATGAATTAAAGCAATATCATAGATATCAAGAATTTGTAGATTTATTTAATAAAAAATTTAAAGGAGTAGTAAGACTGATTCAAGTAGGTCATCAAGATCATATTCATCCGAAATTAAATGGTGTACTTAATTTAATAGGTAAAACTAATTTGAGAGAAATGATTCGTTTGATTTATTGGTCTGAGGGAACTATTGGACCATTATCTTTGCAATTTGTAATAAGTGCAGCCTTTGAACAATCAGCAGTTTGTTTAGCAGCAGGAAAAGAAGGAGTAAGATGGCATCTCTATCCTCAAATGCGTTATATTCACACGAATGGTGCATTAGAATGTTGCCCATGGGATGGATGTTGGTTGGGAGGAGAAAAAGGAAGTTGTAAAGACTTAGTTGATGGAGTTCCAAAATGTTTTCGTTTAATTAAGCCTTATATGATAAGTGATGCTGTCGAAATGTATTATGAAGGTGGAAAACTTAAATTACCAACCGAAGAAGAGAATAATAAATTTCAAGAAGATTTCAAAAAATTTAAAAAATAAGATACCAAACATTGACCCAAACAACTTTTTCTATTAAAATAAATTAAATACATGTCTAAGAATAAAATAATAGTATATGCTTATGTAGTTGGAGATATTTTTCACATAGGACATTTAAAAGCAATAAAAAATGCGAAAAAACAGGGAGATTATCTAATAGTTGGAGTCCTAACCGACAAAGCCACTATGGAGAAAAAGCCAAAACCCATAATCTCATTTAGACAGAGATTAAAAACGGTTGAGGCAATAAGATATGTTGATAATGTAGTTCCACAATATACATATTCCCCTCTACCAAATGTTAAAAAAATTAGACCCAATGTTTTGATGGAGAGTGATAGCCATAAAAAACAGCCTGCTAATAAATTTGTTGAATCCTATGGAGGTAAAGTAGTTGTTACTCCATATTATAAACCTCAAAGTTCAACTAAAATAAAAAATAAAGTGAAAGAAAATTGGAAAAAATAATTATGACAAAAGATTCACATAAAAAATCAATTTTAAAATCTATTATATGGAGAATTCTAGGAGTAATAGTATTAGCAACAGTAGTTTATCTTTATACAAGACAATGGATAACCACTGGATTAATTACAGTTATTCATCACGCTACATTTTTGTTAGTGTTTTATTTGCACGAGAGATTATGGTTTAAAATAAAAAAGTTTTCAGGGGCACTAAGGCGTATTATAAAAGCATTTACCTATGAAATAATATTAGGAATGGGACTTGGTGGATTAATTGTCTTATTAGTTACAGGACAATGGTCAAGAGTAACACAAATTACAATTACTTATACAGCAATAAAATTGATAATGTATTATTTTTACGAGAAAATTTGGACAAAATAAATTAATAAATATTTATGGGACAAGATGATAAAACAAGTTTTAGAGAAAAAGCGACTCAAGACCTAAATGAGATAAAAGAGGTTTACGATAAATTAGGGATTAAGTTCTTTTTAGTATATGGTACATTATTGGGTGCTGTCAGAGAAAAAAATGTCATCGTAACAGACCATGATAATGATATCGGATTATTTGGAGAAGATATTTATAGGGGTGAAGAAATATACTTTGCTCTTAAAGAGGCTGGTTTTTTAGTTGGTACTTATGTAAGTTTGCAAGACCCTAATGGAAATGTAAAAAGACCAGTTATGTTTTTAACAAACAAAAGGGTAAAAACTGAACATATTTTTCTTTTTAAAGTAGGGGATAAGAGAGTTACTTGGTATTCCACAAGAAAAAATGAAAAAACTGGAGTAACAGAGTCTCTTGTCTGGGAAAATGATGCAAAACATTTTGAATATTTGGAAGAAACTCCGTTTTTAAATAAAAAATACCTAGTTCCTAACCATCCCAAAGAATTATTAGATTTATGGTATAAAAATTGGGGAGTTCCATCAGGTGCTCAAGTTTGGGGTTATAAATGTCCTAGATTTTGGAAAGCATTTGATCCAGTTAAAGAAGTTTTTAAATAATATAATATTATGATTGAAAGTTGGAAAGAAGACAAATTATTATCGGGTTTTAGCAATCACTTTTTGAGTGAACCCAATGCCACTTTGCCATATTATGCTCCTTTGATGTATATTTGGATAATGGCTCATAAGCATAAAAAGATATTGGAGGTTGGTGTAGCTGAAGGCTATTCTTCTTACTACTTTGCTTATGCAGCAAAGAAAAATGAGGGAATGTACTATGGTATTGATATTCTTCCAGATCGTTGTGAGAAAGTAGATAAAGCTTTAACCGAAGCAGATTTCCCCCACAAAATTATCTGTGCTGATACTAGAAAAATGGAAAAGATTGATTTTACAGATAGAATTGATTTAGCATTTTTAGATGGAGAACATTCAACTGAAACAGTCAGTCGTGAAATTGAAATGATTTATCCTTTATTGGATGTTCAGGGCAGAGGGTATATATTTATTCACGATATTGTAGATATGGGAAATGCTGGAATTTGGTTGAAGTTAAAAAACGATAAAAGATTTGAAACATTGGGGATGGAGCCAAATTATGGATTAGGAATTGCCAGAAAAATGGAGGGTCTTGATTATGAAGAAAATGCTAGAAAATTTGAAACCAAAGAGTCGGAAGATCAATTTTAATTAATTAAAATAAAGACAATGAAATATGCTTACATAGCAACAGTCAATCCTGGATATATGTTTTCGATGAATGCTACTATAAATGCGAACAAATATTATGGCACTAATGCTGATGTCCATCTTCTTTATTTTGGTAATTTTAAAGAAGAATATATGAAAAGATGTGAAACTGCTTTTCCTTTTGAAGTGAGATGGGTTAAAATGACTGAAGGAAATTATTTTGATGCAAAATATCGGTATGCTGCTACTTTGAAAGATAAATATGATGCAATATCTATTATTGATGCAGACTTATTTATATGTTCTGATACCAAGGAATATTTTGAAAAAGCCGCAAATGAAAATATATTAATTACTGGAACCCGAGTTCGTTCAGGGATGAAGAATAAGACAGACATGGCATGGAATAATCCTGAAGAGGTAAATGACAGATCAAGAAGTTATTTTGCAGATTTTCCAACATTTATCAATCCTAAATCTGGACAAAAATTACTTGATTGTTGGTTTAAAAATACTAACAAGGCTTATATTCCTTCTGGGTCTTTTGGAGATAGATATCATCCTTTAATAGCCCTTAACAGATGTATTTGTGAGCTTTTATCACCTGAGCAAACATTGGCTCTAGATGGAAATTTTTGGAATGCCGATTTTAAAATAAGTTTAACTGACTTTATTAGAAAGGACGATATTATGATAAATGAAAAAGGAGAAAGATTTTATGCCATTCATAATAAATGGTGGAAATCTGGAATGGCTCAACATGAGCTCAGAATTGCTCCTCATCTTAAAAATGATGTAGAAGTAAATAAAAGGTTAGATAGACTTGAAAAAAATATGAATGAGATTAGGAATTTTATGATTTGGTTTAATGAGATGACACCATCTACTAGAAGGGATGATTATTATAAAGAAAAGATAGATAGAATGGAATATTTGAGACGTGAAGAAAAATTATTATGAAGAAATTATGAAAATATTAATAACAGGTTCACAAGGAACATTAGGTCAGCCCTTGATGAAAGAATTAAGAAAACGAGGACACGAAGTTTGGGGTTGTGATATATCTCATCAGAAAGATGAGAAATATATTAGGTGTGATATTTCTGAATTTAGACAAATAGAAAAAGTTTTATCCAAGAAGTTTGATTTTGTTTATAATCTTGCTGCTGAATTTGGCAGAATTAATGGAGAAGAATATTATGAAAAAGTTTGGAAAACTAATGTAATTGGTTTAAGAAATATCCTTGAACTTCAAAAGAAATTTGGTTTTAAATTAATTCATACTTCTTCTTCAGAGATTTATGGAGATATTAAAGTTGATTATTTAAAAGAAGATATAATTCCGTCATATCAAGAAAACGATTATGCAATTTCTAAATGGGTGAATGAAATGCAATGTAAGAATTTTACTAAAAGATATGGAAATGAGATAATGACGATTAGATTATTTAATGCTTATGGACCTGGAGAATTTTATACTCCTTATCGTTCAGTAGTATGTTTATTTTGTTATCGAGCACTATTGGATTTACCTTATACTGTATTTAAAGATTATCATAGGGTTTTTATGTATATTGATGATTTAATTCCTACCTTTGCTAATGCCTGTGAGAAATTTGTTTCAGGTGAAATTATTAATATCGGTGGTGAAGAATATCGTTCTGTCGAAGAATTAAATAATATAATTCTAAAACAACTTGGCAAAACAGATAAATTTGTAACTTACTTGCCACAGGATAAACATAATATCACAAATAAAAGACCAGATATTACAAAGGCTAAAAAATTATTAAATCATAATCCTTCTATTCCATTGGAAGTTGGTGTTGAAAGAACTTTGGAATGGATGAAACAGGTTTATAAATAAATGGATAAAAAAATTAAAAAGATATTAACCAGCATTATATTTCACAATTTAAGAATTTTAAATAAAGTTACACCTAGAGATACTTATATTGAAAATTATAAATGGCATTGGAATAAAAATAAAGATGAATTTTTTGACTTATATCATCTTGCTTTTTATTGGGGAATGACTCGTCATCCTAAAAAGATAATTGAGATAGGAACTAGAACGGGGCTATCTTTATGTCAATTACTTTCTCCTTATTTAGATTTTGATGGAATGAAAGTCGTAATTTTTGATAGATTTGATGATGGTCTCACTAGTCCAGAATTGGTAAAAAAGCATTTAGAACATTTGGCAATTCCTACTGATTTTATTGAATTTCATGTTGGAGATTCTGGTAAAACTGTTCCTGAATTTAAAAAAACTAATAAAGACAAATTTGATTATGTCTTAGTTGATGGGGCACACATAGAAAAATATGTTACCATAGATTTAGAAAATGTAGTTGATCTGATTGCCGAGAATGGAATAATAGTTGTTGATGACATTGCTTCTCTTCCAGAAGATAATATTTCTGTTAAAATTGCTTGGGAAAAATTTAAAATTAAATATGCCCAACAGTTTACTTTTCAAGAGGATAAAGCAGGGAAAGGAACTGGTTGGGGAATTCGTAACAGTAAAAAATTATGAAATTTATAGAACCCTCAAAAGAAAAAGAGAAATTAAAGTTTCATTTAGATTCTGGCGAATATCATAAAGTCGGAATATTTTGGGGTCATGGTATAGGAGATACTTTGATGTTCCAAGTGATATTAAAAAAACTCAAAGAAATGTATCCTGATATTGAGTTTAAAATGATTTTGATAAATGGATTACAGGAAGAGGTTATCTATCCTGATGCTGTTTTAGTTAATAGTAGAGAAGAAGCTCAAAAACTTCAAAATTTTGATTTGATTTGTCAAACTAATTTTCCGTTAGAAACAGATCCAAATTTAACTAAGCCAGAATTATGTTGTAAACAGGAGATGGGAATAGAACCTGTAGATGGACATCAAGAACTACCAAAATTTTCTAGTCCTTTAGTTGCAGTTCATTTTTGTTTAACATCATTACCCGATCTTGCAAATCCAACAGAAGAAGTGGCTCATAAAATATGGGATGAGATTCATGAAGTAGGATTAGTTCCAATTGAAGTTCATTACCACCATGTATTTGACAATCCTGTTAATAAGGTATTTCCATTTATTGATTGCACTGTTCGTGGTTGTCAGGCAAAGCTTCCTTCTTTGTTCGGACTTTTGGAAGTTTCAAGATTTTTCATAGGAGTTGTGAGTGGTCCTTTTCATTCAGCAATGAGCATTCTTCCACACGATAGAATTTGTTATTTGGAAAAAGATATCCCAGTTGCTCGCTTTACTCACAAAGACATAAAGTCGATTAATATAAAAAATTATAAAGATGGTTCTATAAAGCAATGGCTTGAGGAACAAATCAAAAAAGATTTATGACAAAATATGCTTATATAGTTGCGGCAGATTGTAAATATTTGCCAGAGTTAACAGCTTTACTTAATAGTTTTGATTACATTAAAAATAAATTTGATGTTCATTTAGTTGGTATTCATTTACCAAAAGAATTTTCAGAACAATTTGATAAATTAAATTATAATGTTATTTATCATGATATAGACGAAAAAGAAGTTGAAGAAAGTCGTGGCATAAGTGAAGTTACTTGTAGGAAGCGTTATTATTATGCTTCAAAGTTTGGACAAGATTATGATGCAATTTGTGTATTGGATGCTGATATGATTTTTACTAGAGACCCTTGGCAGTATTTTGAAATTGCAGCAAAGACTGGTTTTGTTGTAGGAGTTAGTAAGGAACAAAATAAAGTTTATGATGATGAACATCATAAAGCAGATGGTGAATGGATTATTCCAAAAGGATATTATAATAGGGTTGATATTTGTAATTGTCCGTTATTCATTGATGTAAAAATATGGGGAAAAGCCTTTGAAAGAAGTTGGGATATATTTCTCAACCATGGGTTCAAAGCACCAGATATGGATGCTTTAGCAATTTGTTTAATTGAAGCAGGATCGGAAGACAAAACTATTTTATTGCCAAACGTTTGTTGGTTAGGCACAAATGAAAAATTACTGAAACCATATATACGAGCCACTAATGATAGAGGATTGATAAAATCGGAATTTGGTGAACCTGTATTTTCTTATCATGGTCATTATTACCATAAAATTTGGAGAGAAACTCAATTAGCCAATCGTCATAAGTGTGCAGAAGGATATTTAGGTTGTTCGTTTAATACTGATAATATGGCTAAAGGTGCAATGGAATTATTGTATTCTCATTTTAAAAAAATGTTGGATTACAAAATCAAGATTGAACATAAAGATTGGAGACATACTAGTTAATTATAATTGACCCAAGATAAAAATTATAATAGAATAAAAATAAAGAAAAGAGATTTCATCTCAGAGTCTATCTGGGGTGAGGAAACTTACTCCGTTGGGGGGTGGGGTTCTTGGAATCTCTTATCCTCTCCCCTGATGGACTCTGAAAATGAGTCCATTTTTTGTTTATGAACCTTGGTTCAATGTTAAATTAAAAACTTATCGTAAAAATAAAAATAACAAATAAAATATGTCAAATTTTACAAAGGGATTCTTAGCGGTATCGGCCTCATTTTTAGCTGTGTCTATTATAGAAGTAGCAGGTACTATGGTATTTAGACAAGGAGTAGGACCGATAACTATGCTTGGACTTAGGTCAATAATTGCTTCAATTTTATTCTTTTTAACCATAATGGTTTCTAAAGGAATTTCTTTTAGAATAAAAAAAGAAGATATTTTTCGTTTATTATTACATAGTGGGATTATAGTAGTTCACTTACTACTCTTTTGGTATGGATTAGTGGCAACAGCACATGTTCCAACCGTACTTGCATTATGTATAACGTTTCCATTTTGGGCCATGATAATCTCAGTTATATTTTTAAAAGAAAAATTTGGGAGAACTAGATTATTTAGTTTTTTATTAGGAGGAATTGGGACATTATTTGCAGTCAATTTTTTACCAGCACTTTCGATGGCTCATGTAAATATTAAAGGGGTTGCATTAATATCTGTATCTGCAATAGCTTGGGCAGCTTTTTGGATAATAGGAAAGGAATTATTAAAAAAATATAATTTATTTACTATTTTGTTTTATAATTTCTTATTTTCTGCAATAGTATTTACTATTTTAGCAGGTCCATCAGCCATGATAAATCAAGTTTCTCTAAAAGCATGGTTGTATATACTTCTTGTTTCAGTTGTATCTACTTATATTAATTACTCGTTGTATTATCACGGATTGAAATTTATTAGAGTATCCACAGCAACACTTATATCTTTAGCAAGACCAATAATATCTTTAACTTTAGCATTTTTTGTTCTTTCTCAAATGTTAACTATTTGGCAAGCATTTGGAGCGGTTATAATAACTGGGGGAACATACTTGTTATACAAAGAAAATAAAGACAAATGAACAAATTAACACTTATAAAAAAACCGACGGATGATTCCTTGATCCAAGCAACCTTTTGTTATATTCCTATATTGCCTTCGTTTACAATGTTTGTTGCCATGTATAAAGAAGACTCAATTACGATTGGCAAAGATTTAGATTGGGAAGATATGGAAAAGCAAATTAACATTTCAGAAGTTCCAGAGGGTCTGTTGTTTGAAAGAATGACCTTTAGCTATAAGTCGGCTGGGAGCGTTCTCAAGGAACCCAATATGCTTAATATAGGAATAACTATTCCTATATTACTGAAAACTGAAATAAAAGATGCTCTGACAGCTTGTATTAGAAAAGCGATTAAAAAGCAGGGAGTTGATGTAGAGTTAAGTAAACACAGAGAAGATTCTAATGATTATGTTGTTTTAGCTGATGGAAAGAAAAAGAAGTTTTCAGGAATAGCAAAGGAGATAGTTCAAGATGGAGAAGCGTTATATATTTGTACTTCTCCTATATTTGGATTTAAAGAAGAAGAAAAAGAATTATGGAGAAAATTATACAAATTAGATTCTGCAAAAGTGCAGTTAAAAGGAGATATTAAAGATTTATTTGATATTGTAGGAGGGTTAAGAGAAGCCAATCCTAATATTGATCCAGAACAATTAAAAGAAGATTTTATTCAATTATTTACCGAAAGGTTTGATTTAGTGGTTGAAGAAAGAGAACTTACTGAAGATGAATTATTAGACATTAAAGAGTTAAAAGAGGCGATGATAAATGCTGATTGGGTAAGATATAAAAAAATTCCACTAGGACTAAGACCAAAAGTTCAAAAGTTATTAGAATAAATTTACTAATATGTTACTGTCGTTATGGAAGAAATAATAACAAAAAGAACAGAAAGAAGTAAAACATACGAATTAGAATATGGGGTTCGTAGGTTAATTTGTTATGGAAACCCAATTCATTATCAACCAAAAGGAAAAATTAATTGGGAAGATATAGATTTAGATTTTCAAGACGATGGACAAGGGAATTGGATAGCAGACAAAAATAAGGTTAGTACTGGTCTTAGACAAGATTTAAAATTAGAAAAGTATTTTGGAATAAGATATGATTATGAGCATCAATTTGAAGGAACAATCAAAGAGATAAAATTAGATGGAATAGAAAAAATTGATAGTGATAAGGCTAGTTCTTTACAAAAAATATCAAATGCAGAAATAAAACATCAGTTAAATTCTGATATTGAGATTATTAATAAACTTGATAGAGTCAGTTTAAAAAACTTTGTTAAAGTTAATAATCTAATTAAAAATTTTAAGATAGTTGAGGAATTGCACTTGAAAGGATTAACTTGTTCTAATAAGAAAGATGGAGATAGTTATATTCCAGATGAGTATAATAGATTTAACTTTATAGATGAAAAGAAGGAATTAAAGTTTTGGATTAATCAACCATTTTTTACAGATAATGAAAACGAAAGTTATCAAAGTTTAATTCACACATTACAAGATATTGATGGACATTTAATTTATACAAAAATTCCGACAAAAGAAGGACAAGATGATTTAGTTTTAGCTCAATATCCAATTCTGATTGATACAAATACTTATTATAGTTCGTCGGAAGATGGAAGAATAACAAGTGCTAGTGGTGCTTGGGACACTGTTCATGATGCTACAACGGGTTCATCAATAAATAAGACTAGTGATACTTATGAGGCGATTGGTTCACTCTCTAATGATGGGAAAGACCCAAATATTGCTCGTAGTTTTTTTTATTTTGATACTTCTGATTTGCCAGATGCTGCGACAATTACAACGGCTACATTAAAAATTTATGGCTATGCTGATGCAGCTTCTAATATATCTGCACAAGAAGGAACTCAAGCTGATACTTTGACAACAGCTGATTATGATGCTGCTAGTCCCACTCCAGCTACTGGTGGAGGAGAATATGGACATGTTACATGGGAGGAAGACGAATGGAACTCTATCACTTTTAATACTCTTGGAAAAGGGAAAATAAGTAAAACTGGAACAACAAAAATATGTTGTAGGGAATATACTCAAGATTATTTAGATGCTGACCCAGGATTACCAAGTATTCGAAACCAAGGTCGTTTTTCTGAATATGGCAAAGGTGCGTGGAATATTGGTTATGGACTTTATGAGCAAGTTAAAATTGTTCCTACTGAAAATGCGCCTCAGTCTATTTATTTTAAACCAGATGGATTAAAAGCATATATTACTGGGGAGGGCGTGGTTAATGAATATTCATTATCAACAGCTTGGGATATTTCAACTCTTACTTGGGTTCGAAACCTTGATATTTCTACCAAAGTAAGCTCTTCTCTCAGCGTAGTATTTAATTCAGATGGAGATAAAATGTACTTTACGGGGGATGATGATTCAGATGTTCCTTCAGTTTTCGAATATGACTTGGATACTGCTTGGAATATTTCTACAGCAGAGTGGCTTCAAACAAAAGATGTTTCAGCAAGAGATACTTATATAAACTCAATACGTTTTAATTCAGATGGAACGAAAATGTATTTAGGGGGGTCAGGGAATGACAGGGTTTATCAACATACTTTATCAACTGGTTGGGATATTTCTACTCTTAGTTTTATCCAATACGAAGATTTTGATGAGGTAACTGATGTATTTTTTAGTGCAGATGGAACTAAAATATATATAGCAGAACATACTAACGATTTAATTGATGGGTATAATTTATCAACAGCTTGGGATATTTCTACAATTTCAAGTTATGTGGGAGCTTTAAGTAATGGATTTCATGATTGGGAATGGGAACTTGGAGGAATGTTTATTAAACCAGATGGACTTAATCTTTATATTATAGGAACGCAGGCTGATGAAATCAATGAATTTATTATTCCTGCAGTAACATATTTCGACCCAACACTTGAAATAGATTATACAGAGGGAGGAAGTTCTTCAAGTTCTTCAAGTTCTTTAAGTTCAAGTGCAGTAAGTTCTTCTTCTAGTTCCTCTAGTTCGTTTTCAAGTAGTTCTTCCTCATCATTATCTTCGAGTAGTTTCTCAAGTAGTTCTTCATTTTCATCTAGCTCATCTAGTAGTTTCTCAAGCAGTTCTTCTTCAAGTTCAAGTAGTTCAAGTTCAAGTTCATTTTCTAGTTCTTCCAGTAGTTCTAGTAGCTCTTTCTCTTCCAGTTCCTCCTTAAGCTCTAGTTCCTTTAGTTCAAGTAGTTCAAGTTCATCATTTAGCTCTTCCTCAAGTTCAAGTTCTTTTAGTTTTTCTTCTTCTAGTAGTTCCTTTTCCAGTTCGAGTAGTAGTAGTTCTTCTAGCAGTTCTAGTAGTTCTTTCTCTTCCAGTTCATCAAGTTTTTCATCTTCTAGTAGTTCCAGTAGTTTTAGTTCATCTAGTTCCAGTTCTTATTCAGGCAGTTTTAGTAGTAGTTCATCTAGCAGTTCTTTAAGCTCGTCTTCTTCAAGTAGTTCTAGTTCATCCTTTTCAAGTTCGAGTTCAAGTTCTAGCTCTTCTTTTAGCAGTAGTTCTTCTTCATCTTTTAGCTCTAGTTCAAGTAGTTCTAGTAGTAGTTTTTCTAGTTCGTCTTCAAGTAGCAGTTTCAGTTCCTCTAGTAGTTCTTCTTCTCTTTCATCCAGTTCAAGCAGTTCTAGTTCATTTTCTAGTAGTTCATCTAGCAGTTCTTTCTCCTCATCTAGTTCATCAAGTTCGTTTTCTCCAAGCAGTAGTAGCTCGTCCTTTTCTAGTTCTTCGTCTTCGTTTAGTTCATCTAGCTCTAGTTCATCTTTTAGCAGTTCTTCTAGTAGCTCTAGTTTTTCTAGTAGTTCAAGCTCCTCTTCATTCTCTAGTAGCTCATCAAGCTCAAGTTTCTCTTCGAGTAGTAGTAGCAGTTCATCTAGTTCCTCTAGTTTTAGTTCGAGTTCTTCGTCAAGTTTTAGTTCAAGTAGTTCTTCTTCGTCAAGTTTTAGTTCAAGTAGTTCTTCATTCTCTAGTAGTTCTTCAAGTTCTTGTTCTTTAGATTCGACCAAATCTTATTCAAGAGGAAAATATTTAAACTTACTTACAGACGATAGTGAACTAGAAACATCTTTTTCCTGCACTGAATATCTTGATGTGGCAACTGATAATGATATTTATGTTCAACAATGTGCTAGAGATACTTTAGATCCTTATGGAATATTCTTATGGAAAAAGAAACATACCAACAATGTAGATATAATTACCTCTACTTGTATATTAAAAACTAGTATAGCACCAAGTACTTCAGAAGTATTCCTTCAAATTTATAATCGTAATTCAGGTAATTGGGAAACTTTAGATTCTGACAATGTAACTGCTGCTGATACTGAATTTACTTTAAATGGTGTCCAATCTTCCAATTTAAGTTATTATTATGATGGCTCATTTTGGGTTTGTCGTCGTATTTATCAAAAGGCTCAAACTTAATGATTAAAAAGATAGAACAACTTAATAATACTACCTATAAGGTAACTCCTAAAGATAACCCTAAAGATAGGATTGAAGTTGAAATTGGAGATTTAAAACAAGAAGATTTTTACCCACAGGTTAAGTTAAAAAGGTGGGATAATGAAACAAATTTTAGTGTTCGGTTAATTGATAATGAAAAAGGAATTCCACGAGTAAGCACTTTAACAGATAAAATTACTTGGAGTAAGGGAAATATAGATATTGAATATTACGATAGTGATAATGGATTTAAAATGGTTTGGTTTTTAAAAGAAAAGCCAGCAGATACAAAGAATTTTAAAGTAGAGTTTACTATACAAAGTAAGGGTTTAGATTTTTGTTATCAACCACCATTAACCGAAGAATTTCAAAATGGTTATTCAGAAGAATTTAAAAAAGAGATAATAGTTACTGAAACCCAAGTCAAAGATTTAGACAGAAATGTTTTAATAAATAGACCTGAAAATATAGTTGGTTCTTATGTTTGGTATCATTCAACAAAAGGTGGAATGAATGATATTTATGGCAAGGATTATGGAACAGGGCAAGGCGGAATTATTTACAGACCACACCTATATGATGCCGAAGGAAAAGAAGATTGGGGAATATTACACATAGAAAATGGTATTTATTCAGTAAAACCTTCGCAAGAATTTTTAGACAATGCAGTTTATCCTATTAAGAGTAATGATGAGTTTGGATATCATACAATAGGGGGAACTTCTGAATATACAAATAATGATTGTGCTTACTTTTATAAAGCTCAACCAACTTATAGTGGAAGTGTAACTGGTATAAGTTTTTACGATAACGAAAGCGATGGAACATATTTTAAGGGGGTAATTTGGGATAATTCTACTGACAATATTATAACAAGTGGAGTTGGAAATATAATCTTGGTAAATTATGATGATCCTACTGATTGGTATGAGTCAACATTTTCTACTCAACCAAATATTAGTTCATCAAATTATTATAAAGTTGGATTTATTCCGAGTTATAGTGCTACTGCTCATGTTTACTATAACACAGAAGGAAGCGCCGATGATGGATATGATTTTAGTAATAGTTATAGTTCACCTACAAGTTTAACAACTCCATATACTCAAACTGGTAGAAGGTATTCAGTTTATTGTACTTACACAGCTACATCTAGTTCCTCATCTTTTAGTAGTTCTTCAAGTTCATTTTCTAGTAGTTCTAGTTCTTCGTCAAGTTCCTCACTTTCTAGCAGTTCAAGCAGTTCTTCAAGTCTTTCTTCTAGTAGTTCTTCTTCATCTTTAGAAAGTCATACTAAATATTCATATTGTGCGAATTTTCCTAGAGCGGAAGAGGAAGTGGAAAAAGATGAAAAAAGTTCGAAATTTATTGGTTCTAGAGGAGACATTTATAGTAGTATTGAATCATTTGATGCAAATGAATTACCTTATGAAACAATTATGGGTAAGCTTGGTGTGATAAGTGCTAGTGCTGGAACTAAAAAAGAGAATGGAGAAGAAACCAATAAACCCTGTATTGTTGTTGGGGTTAAAAAAAAGATAAAAAAAGAAAAATTAAAGAAAGAAGATTTAATTCCCACAATTTTACCAGATGGTGTGATAACAGATGTAATAGAGGTTCCGATAATAAAAAGTGCTAGTGTATCAATTTTTCCTTATGGAGAAAAATATAGACCTATCAAAGGAGGAGTATCTTGTGGTTCTTATTGGGATAGTACTGGTACTGGAGGTAGTGTTGGTTTAGTAGTAAAAGATTCTACAGACAATAAAATAGTAATTTTGACTTGCAATCATATTTGTGGTCTTAAATATGATTCTGATTATGGTACTCCTAATGATGGTCACCTTAATCCCGAAGGAACTGATTTTTATCAACCTGGTCCTCAAGATGTAGCAGGAAGTTCTTCAGAAGATATATGTGGTACTATAAAAAGGTCTTTTCCAATTAAATTTGGGTCAGGTACCAACTATATAGATGCTGCTATTTGTTCAATTGATTCTCCTAATGAGGGACATACTGCAATTTTAAATCTTGATTTAGGTCCATTTACTTTTGGTTCAAAATCTGATTATGCTCCAGATACCTTAATTTCGAAAGTGGGAGCAGCAACTGGAAAAATAGTTTCATCTAAAATTAAGGTAATTGATGAGAATGCAAATATTAATATTGATTATGGAGGAGGAGGTGATGATACTGCAAGTTTTTCAAATCAGGTTAAATTTGGGCCAACAGACGGAGATACCATTGTTCAACATGGGGATTCTGGCTCTGTATTTGTAATACAAGGTACCAATAAGGTTATTGCCCTATGCTATGGAATGGATAATGATGATTTTGCTTATGGTTGTCCAATAGAAAATATTGAATCAGATTTAGATGTTGAAGCATGGAACGGAGATGTAGTAGTTGATCTTAATGCCTCTGATGTGATAGCGATTAATGGTCAATGTTATACAAAGGTAGAAGATACATTTGATCCTATAACTCATATAGTTGATAGTACTTATAATACTTGTGATGCCTGTTGGGAAGATGTTAGTAGTTCTAGTTCAAGTAGTTTAAGTAGTTCAAGTAGTTCTAGTTCTCATTCGGGATATTCTACTTGTATAAATATAGATTCATTGGAAACTAACTTCTCTTTTTCTAGTTCTTCTTCTTCCTCAAGTTCCCTTTCCTCCTCAAGTTCATCTTCGAGTAGTTTTAGCTCATCTTCTTCAAGCAGTTCGTCATTTAGTTCTTCATCTAGTAGTTCTAGTAGTTTTTCATCTTCTTCATCATCTTCATCATTCTCCTCAAGCTCGAGCAGTAGTTCATTTTCCTCTTCAAGTTCCTCAAGCTCATTCTCTTCGAGTAGCTCGAGTTCTTTCAGTTCCTCTAGTAGTAGTAGTTCATTTTCATCGAGTAGTTCTTCTAGTAGTTTTAGCTCATCGTCTAGCTCCAGTAGTTTTTCTTCTTCATCTTCTTCATCATCATCATTTAGCAGTTCTTCCTCTTCGAGTAGTTTTAGCTCTTCCAGTTCAAGTAGTTCTTTTAGTTCTAGTTCCTCATCTAGCTCATTCTCCTCAAGTAGTTCCTCTTCTTCTTTTAGTTCAAGCTCAAGCTCAAGCTCGAGTAGCTTTTCAAGTAGTTCAAGCTCTTCTAGTTTTAGTTCGAGTTCTTCATCTAGTAGTTCCAGTTCCTCTTTTTCTTCATCATCTTCATCTTCCAGTTTTTCTTCAAGCTCATCAAGTAGTCTTTCTAGTAGTTCATCCTCTTCACTAAGTTCGAGCTCTTCCAGTTCTAGTTCTTTTTCTAGTTCTTCTAGTTCGTCCTCATTTAGTAGTTCGTCATCTAGTAGCAGTTTTTCTAGTAGTTCTTCATCATCTTCTTTTAGCAGTAGTTCCTCGAGTTCAAGTTTTTCTTCTAGTAGTAGCAGTTCTAGTAGTTCATTAAGTTCTTCTTCTAGCTCTTCATTTTCGTTTTCTAGTAGTTCTTCGTCTTCTAGTCTTTCCTCTAGTTCATCAAGTTCTTCGCATAGTAGTAGTTCTTCAAGCAGTTCGTTTAGTAGTTCTTCGTCCTCTTCAAGTTCATTTAGTAGTAGTTCAAGTTCAAGTAGTTCTAGTTTTAGTAGTTCTTCCTCTTCTTCTTTCAGTAGTAGTTCTTCAAGCAGCAGTAGTTTTAGTAGTTCATCATCATCTAGTTCGTCTTCAAGCTCATTCTCAAGTTCATCTAGTTCGTCTAGTTTTAGTTCATCTAGTAGTTCATCGAGTTTTTCAAGTTCTAGTAGCTCTAGTAGTTCTAGTAGCTTTTCTTCTAGTAGTTCAAGTTCATTCAGC